ATCTTTACCAGATGTTCCCGATGAGCCTACAAATGTGCCATCTTTGCCAGAAGTTCCAGATGTACCATCTTTACCAGATGAACCAGAGCTACCACTTACACCTTGTGTACCATCTTTACCAGATGAACCAGAGCTACCACTTACACCTTGTGTACCATCTTTACCAGATGAACCAGAAGTGCCAGATGTACCAACTTGTATTTGGGATTGAAGAAAATCAAAGTTATCATCTAACTCCTGTGCAGTTAGTGGAGAACCTTTGGATATACGTTTAACTAATGCCATTTTATATTATGTTGCGAATTTTTTAGTTTAATACACAAATAAATATTAATAAATGGAATAATAAATACTTTTAAGAATTTGGAGTTTTTCCTTTTTTCGTAGGAGGTTTTGGAATTCTCATTAATTTTAAAACTTGCTCTGAATCAAAAATTACCTCATTGATTATTTTGATACCTTTTAACATATATGTTCTATATGTACCAGGTTGTTGTGAATATATGGTATTACTTTTAATGTTTTGAAAATATTTTGTACCAACTCGTGTATCCGGTACAATAATTTCATCAATTGATGATTCATCTATTTTTTGGATAATTTGTTCATTATTTAAATTTTTCTTTACATTCAATCTAAGCCAGTTAAAAAATTTGATAGGTTGAACTTCACTTATTTTTAAACAATGCAATACCTTATCGGGTGTAATTCCAATCAAAAAAACATACGAACTTTTTGAACCATTTAAAGTTTTTAATTCACCATCAACATATTGATAAGATACAATTCTATAAACTTTTCTTGGTATTAGACGATTTTTTTGAGCTGTGGATTCTAATTTAACAATTTGCTTATATGAATTTGAAAATCCCATTTTAAATTTTATTTAATTTAGGTATCTGCATTTTTGCAGAATTAATTTGTGGTAAATTAAATGGAACAACTTGTGGAGCTTTCTTTACATAAGTATCCATTATTTCAACAAACCTATTATGCATTTTTTCAAGAGTAAATTTATTTAAAGTATTTTGTTTTAAACCTTCAGATTTTTCTAAATAGGAATTATATTTGTTATAAACATCATAAATTTTATTAGCAGCATTTGAATAGTTTACAGTAAACCATTGTGCTTCTTTTATAAGAAATTGGTCAGCTGCGGATTCATCTATTTGAGTCAATGAACCTTCCAAAAGTACTGCGTGTTCTGTTGGTAAAAAGTCCATTTGTCCACTCCAACCACTTGCTATAATTGGTTTACCAGTTAAAGTAAATTCCGCCAAAGGTCTACCATATCCCTCACCTTTAGTAAAAGATAACATTGCTTTTACTTTTGGATTATGATACAAGTTACTCATATCCGTTTCTTCTAAATCTCCATGTATTAAGTATATTGAAGGGCATTTATCACCAAATGTTTTTAATACATCATCTATTTTCTGACGAGTTGTTTCTCTATCAATTACACTAAATCCGGCGTGCGATGTTTTAACAATTAATGCTGGTCTTTTATCTTTAGGTAGATATTGAAATACGGTGGCAAATGTTTTGATTGCCATACCAATATCTTTTCTATCTTGTCCTAATGAACCTTTTAACCAATGTCCAACAACTAAGAAACAAAAATCTTCTTTTACGTTTTCTAATATATCGGCTTTATCTCCTACTCTCTGAAATCCTTTAGCAAATATCTCAGTATCAACTCCTTCAAAAAGAACTTCAATCGGAATAGTTGTTCTTATTTCACCAAGTATTTGTCCAGTTTGCTGATTTTTTTCTTGATAAACCGTACCTCCTAAATTTTGTTTTGTAAAGTTAGATGGAACAATAATTAAATCCATTTTATTAGAACCATCAATAAATTCTTTTGGTGAGATTGTTGTTTCAACACCAGCAGTTACTCCAATATTATAATGCCCTTTTGGTTCAAATTCATTTGCTACTGAAACTTGGATAAATACGTCTGGTTTTTCATTTATACCACCAATAACTCTTTCTAACATCCAGCGGCCAAATTCTTCCTGGTCACTTACCTGATTTTGTGGAGTATTGCCCCAACGAAGTGGAATAATTTTAATATCAAATTTATCCATTTTACGAAGTGATTTCATCAAATCTCTACAATGGTCACCATAACCACTTCTTGTAAAAATAGGTCCTTGAAATACTAATGTTGGTTTACTCATAACTTATTTAATTTTGAATACTTCAAATCTTTTTCTTGGTTTCCAATTTTGGAATGTAGATTCTATACCATCTAATAAAGTTTGACACATATTTGTATGGGTCAAACCCGCTTCGTTTATAAAAAATTCTCTACCAATTAATGCGTTTGCTTTTCTTTCCTCTTTTGGTGTATTATAAACTTTAAGAATTGCTTCCGAAACATCTTCAATATCAACTCTATCATCCCAAATATAAGGTGTAGGTACTGAGCCAGCTAAAGCCTGTGCTCTACTCCAAACAGGTATTACCCAAGAACCATGTTCTACTTTATCTTCCCATTTTCTCCACTCATGTAAAGAACCAATCTTAATGTAATCATCTGCAACTAATGGATTACCATTAACCTTAAATCCACACTGGTCTTGCAATCCACCAGTTACATTTACAATAATTGGAGTTCCTGCCATTACCGATTCCGCAGTTGCTAATCCGAATCCTTCGTTGTTTGCTATATTAATAGTACAATCCGAAATATTGTAAAGAAAATTTAATTCTTGCTGTAATCTTCTTTTTTCAGAAAATTTAATATTGACATCTGATGCAATAGCTTCAATTACAGCATACAAATCGGTTCCATTTTCATCAATTGGTTGTGTATGCATTAAAAGTAAACATCTATCCGCCTTTTCTTTTCCAATTTTTTCACAAAACTTTTTATAAGCAACAATAACATCGGCTGGTTGCTTTCTTCTTATGTTTCTATTACTCCAATATAGAACGAAATCATAATCTTTACCACCGAAAATTTCATTTTTAAATTCAACAGGCACATCAGTTGGTTTATATATATCAGTATTAATACCATGTGGTACATAGCTAACTTGCCAGGGTTGTTTTGGTATCCACGTTGGTTTATCAGTTCTTGCACCTATTCTTTTAATAATACCATATGTTTGGCGAGAAATACATCCAATCCAATCACAACTTTCATAATAATTACGATTATACATTGGGTCTGGTAAATCATCCCAAATAGCATAAAATAGAAGTGGAATATTTTGTCTGATTTCATGTTCAATATCATATAACCACGTCCAATAACGAGGGTCAGTAAAGTGTAGAATAGCATCCGGCTTTTCTGCATTTAATAATTGTCTAATTAAATCTGCATTACCATATCCATTCCAAGGAAGTATTTTTACTTTGGCATCTGCAATTCCATAAGTTTTTTGAATATCTTCACTTACATCTAAAACTTTTCCAGATTCAGGATGATTAATTGCTGCTCCTACTTGAAACCAATCGTATTTATGAACCGTCCCTAAAACCAATTCTTTAGACATTGTGGCGATACCACTCGCCATTCTTAAATCATCTGAAAGTAACAATATTTTTTTCTTTGCCATAACTTATTTTAAAATTGTGAACCTGAAATTTGCAATTCTAAGTACTCATTCATCTCTTTACGAAATTCTTCATCTTTAACATATCTTTCAACAGTACGATTTACTAACTTTTGAAGAGTGACATCGGAATCAAAGGATACTTTTTTAAATGATGAGTAAACATCTTTCAAGATTTTCACAGTTGTAAGCTTTGTGTTTTCTTGGTTCATTGTATTTTATTTAAATATATTTGTATATATAAGTATATACAATTTAAAAAAAACAAAAATTATGGTTTACCATCACAATGCTTACCTAAAAATTCACAATACTTACAATTCTTTTTATTATTGCCAGGAATTTTCGGATATGAAATGTCTTTATATGCACCACCATCTTCAAACACAGTATTTACAAAGTTCATAAACTTATCGTATGCTTTTGTAACAGATGGTAACCCATTTGAAGGGACGTGTTTTGACATATATGGTATTGGAAATGCAGAATCTTCTGGCAATTTCCTTCTCATAATCTGATATTCAACTTTAATTTTATTAATCGGAATATTGAAAAGTTCGGAATAATATTTTTTATAAAGAAGTATTTGAGAATTTTTCATCTCATCTGCTTTCTGATATTGATTCCACCCCATTGTTGACGTTTTAAGGTCAACAATAATGATTGAGTTCTCAGCTAAATCTCTCAACACAATATCTATGAATCCAATAAAGTGTACACCTTCTTTTATCGGTGCGTTTAATGGAATTTCAATACCAACTAATTCATATCCTGATTTTGAATAAAACTTACTAGAATACTTTTTGAACCAACCGATGATTCTTCTACCATCACCATAGAATTCTTCTAATTCAACCTGCCCACAAGGAATTCCTTCGGTTAATAATTCTTTTTCTTTAGTATAATGTTCTCTCATTTTATCAAGCAGTAACTTATCTAAGTTAATCTCATCTGCTTGTTTTTTTGAAACACCATACATAACCGATAGGTAATGTTGTAAGGTTTCGTGCATTGCCGAACCGAAGATTGTGTGAATATTGCCTGAACTTTCACCTAACTTATCTATATACGATAACTTATATTGTTGAGGGCAGTTGCTCCACATTGAGTACTGCGAAAATGATACTTTTGCCATAATGTAAAGATACGAAAAAATGGTGAAATAACCAAATTAAACTTTGAGTTTTAATTTAGTAATTAATTTAGGGTCTGTCCCATATGCTACGGCAATTCTTTTAATTTCCTCTCTGCCGGTGGAAGTTTCATAGAGTATATCTAAATACTCCGATGCTTCTTTTTGAGATACTAAAAACCATTTAGCTACCAATTCAAGAATCCACTCATCGTAATCTCTTACTGATTTTGCTTTAAGATAACGAAGATATGTTTTGCCTTTAGGTATAATACCAATAAGTGCTTTGTAAACGGCTTTTGGTGGTGCCTCTTGAATGTATGGTTGTATTTCTGCTATCATCTCAATCCAATCAGGATTCATAGACGTATAACGAATAATTAACCAATTACTCCAAGTTTTTTTATCAGCATCATCTAATTTATCCCAATATTTTGGATCCTGGTCTTTGGTAATGGCATTGATATGGTCAAATAATCCTTTAGCCATTTGTATCCTTTTCTAAATCCAATGAACTATTTTTTTCTGCCTGTAATTTATCTTTTTGTTCTAATGCTCTCAACTGAATGGGTTTAAGTGATTCTTGCTCTGCACCGCAATCACCGCAAACATATATTTCAAAAGGTATCATCATATCCTGGTCACCGCCATATGCTAACTTAGATAACTTTCTCCACTTCATAGCTGGTAAAAATACTTTGCCACCACATTTTTCGCATACAAAAGGTACGGATGCGGATATATCTACTTTTGGTTGTGGTTGTTGTGGAATTT